TTCCAAACCGCCAAATTACCGGCCGTACCTCCCGCAGAAGCAGCACCGAGTATCCAGTCCAGTTGCGACGATGCGTTGCTGCGCGTGGTGCCGACATAGGTGCCACGCTGCGCCGCCGGGCCGTTGGTAATAGCAACCGCGTTAAGCAACACTCCCGCAACCATCACCAGCGCGGTACCTGCAGATCGCGTCGTGTCATTTGTCCAATCAGGACCGTGGCCGAGGCGCAGGGTGCCCACATCGTTCCACACGAACCAGTCGTTGACTTTGCTGACACCGATCGCTGCTGGTGACTTCGTCGTATCGGTCGTCAGTACTGACAACTCAGAGAACGCCGTCATCACCGTGTTGGTGCCGTCGTAGATCAGCACCAGATTGCCGACATACGGCGTATAAAAGATCGTCGTCTTCGCCGCCTGCGTCGTGGTCATGACCGGCGTGCCGGTCTGCAAGGTTAGACGTCCTTGCGATGGCCCAGCTAGTGCAATGATGCTGGTCCCACCACCTATAGCCACCCACTGTGTTGTGTTGCCATCGTTGTAGCTGATAAAAAGCGTGCCGCTATCGCTCTCCCACCACAGAGAACCGTTGGCAGGAGAACCCGGAGGCGTGTCCGAGATCGTTGTACCGCCAGCCACCGCTGCAAGCGCCGCCTTCACAAAAGCTGTGGTCGCAATCGAAGTATCGTTATCGGCGGCCGTCGGCGTCGGCGCCCTCGGATCACCTGTGAATAATGGCGAATCAATATTGGCCTTAGTCGAAACCAAAGACTGTGTCGCCAAGGGCGCAATCGCCGCCTGCACAAAATACGTCGTCGCGATACTTGTGTCGCTGTCGCCTGCGGTCGGGGTCGGTGCAGTCGGATTGCCGGTGAACGTCGGCGAGTCAAGCGGCGCGGCACCTATCTTGCCACGCGCGTCACCCGCATTAACCGCTGACAAAATGCTGCCGCGCGCGAACGGCGTAACAACATCCAAGGCAAACGTGTCTGCGGTGGCAAAGTAGGGAAATGTATTTGCCGCCCCGACCAGATCAGACAGCGATGTCAGTGTCGGATCGAGCGGCTGATAGGCACCACCGCCGCCACCGCCGCTGTTGGCCGTGAAAACGAAAACGATTTCCTGATTATCGCCGGATGCTACGCCGCTATCGGCTTGCAACGTGACGTTAAGCTGAAACCAGGTTCCGTGGTCGACCGGAAGCGATTGCAAGCTATAGCGGCACCAGGCCGCCGGGTTGGTCGAATCTTGGCACTGGACAAGATCGCCGACGAGCAGGGTCCGCAATGTACTGGTTCGATCAATGCCTTGGATGGTGATTGCATGGATCGCAATCTGCGTGGCGTCGTGATAATTTCCGCTGTTGGTTCTGAAGCGGCCCGACACCGGGCTTGTACTGGTGTCAGTGGTGGTCTGGTTGTAATTCCAGATGCCTTCGTTGGCCCCCTTCATATAAAGCTCGGTAAAATTTTCATTCGTCTTGTCGAACGAAGTTCGCAGCGGGTCGCCGGTGCCGTCGTCCGGCGCGCTGCCGATATTGATGACCTGCTGGGTCATGGCATCGCCAGTCGGAACGACTTGAGCCGCACGGGACCGCCGCGAAAGATCTTGGTGGTGTTGAGCTTGATCACCGCGTCGGAGCTCTCGTCGCCGACATCACAGGAAAAAATCCGGCTACCATCCGCGGCAAGGATATGGGCTATCTCCACGATGCCCTGCGCGCGTGCGGCGTCTTCCTCGGCAATCTCATTGAACTCTAACTGACCGCCAATAGCATCTTGTGCCGCCGGATCGGAGAGATTGAGCACCGCCAATGCCTGCCCATCGCCCGCACGCAGAACGATGCTGCCGCCGTCCATCATGCCGGCGAGAACATCGAGCATAGCATTGCTGGCATCTTCGGACAGTTCAAGGATCACGGTTGCGTCTCGTCATAGACCGGCACGAAGTTGCCGTCGGCGTCGCGCTCGATGCGGCTGACCTTTGGTGACGGTGGCGGCGGCGCTTCCTTGGCGGTGATCGGTGGCGACTCGTGCAGCATCCGCACCGCAAGTGCCACTTGTCCGGCGAGCTCGGGCGGAAGCATCGCAAGTTCGCCGCTATCGCCTTTCGGGCCGGGCGGACCTTGCGGCCCATTGGCGCCCCGTTCGCCAGCGTCGCCCTTCTCGATCGGCCGCGCCTCGAGAACGGCAATGCGCGCGATAGGCTCCGCTACCGCTTCGGTCACGACCTCGCGCACGAACGGCACCAGACCCTTAGCGAGAACGGCGATTGCGTTGCGATCCATGGGTGGCCTCGCGATCAGGCGGCGAGCGCGCAATGCGCGGCCTTCAATTCGAGGACGAACAACTGGGTCATTTCGTCGTCGTCCATGTCTTTGGCCGGCGGCGGCAAGGCCGGGACAGCATCGGCGGCCGGTGCGGCCGGTTTCGGAACCGGCGGCGTTGCCGGCTTGAACGGATCATCCTGCGCGTCGCGCTTGGCGAGCGCCTCAAGACTGTAGTTCTGCTGCTGCAGATATGGGCTATCCCCGCCGGTGACCGGCTTGAGGTCGAGCTTGCCGCGGCCTTCGTTCGGCGACATCACTCCGGCGCCGACCGCATCGCGAATGGCGGTGACCAGCGTGACGCTATCCATGCGCAGCAGGTTGTCGGTGTCAAACTCAGTGCCGATGCCTTCACCCCAGCCGATGCCGAGCGCCTGGTCGGTCAACTCTTCCATTTCCTCGATGTGCGATTGCAGAGCTTGGGAGTAGTACTCAACGTTGAGCGCTTGAACGTTGTTGTATGTCGGCAGCACGCCGACGCCGACCTTGTAAGGCGGGACATGATAGACTGAGCACACAACTTCGGCCGACCATTTCAATTGCTCGATCATCTGCCCTTCGACGTTGGTCATTGCCATCTTCTCGTACTTCATTCCGCCCGACAGCACCGCAACGCGACCGAGGTTGACCCGCGAAAAGCGCAGCTCCCATTCTTCCTTGATGCGCTTTTCCTCGATGTCGCTGATCTCGCCAGGCGCCGTTAGAAGGCCACCGGGCACCGACGCATTCTCGAACAGCAGTGCGGAGGTCTTCTGCGCGTTGTATCCGAGCATCGATGCAAGCCCGCTGGCGAACACCGGCGGTGTCCCGACCAGTGGATGGAATAGGCAATTCATCCGGTCGTGGATGATCTCGCGCGCAGGCACGACGATGTCATTGATGCCGGCAAGATCATCGCTGTTAAGGCGATAGAACACGCTGCCATCGTCGGCTACCAGCGGCTGCACGCGGGTTGGATCGAGCACATGCAGCGCGGTCACCACCTGGCGATTGTCGCGCACTTTCAGAACGTAGGTATTGCCGCGCGACAGCTTCGAAAGTACCCATGATTCCCAGAATTGATTGCGGGTCTGATAATCATTCGGCCGTCGCAGCACCGGACTAAATGCCGGGTTGGTCGTCTCCGACCAGATGTCGTTTTTGTCCTTCTCGACCAGCTTCACGCGCAGCTTGGCGATGTCACGGGCGATCAACGTCTTGCATGCGAAGTCGGCATGAAACGATGATGCGGTATCAACGTTGATTTCAAGATTGCGCTGCCACGCGCCGGTGAACGGTTCGCGAATGATTGGAGCCCAGCCGCCGCGACCTTCCGGTACGGAGTGCAGCGCCTTGCGCTGCTCGCCGGTGAACGGTATTGGCAGGCCAAGAATCCGCATCAGCGTTTGACCTGTGCGATCTCATGCTGCAGCCGGACCACGCCCCAGCGCCCATCGATATCGATGCCGAGCTGCGTAGCTTCCAGTCGCAGGCGGTCGATGTCTGGCCTTTCCTCGTCGCCACCGATCTGGCCGACAATGGTTTTTGGGTGCATGTATTCGACGAAATCTTGTACGGGTGTATTGCGTATCGGCTTGTCGGCGAACCGCGCCTTCCGGCCCGCGACCAGTGCGATCGCATGCCGAGGCGGCACCTCATATTCTTCGCCGGCAGTCAGATGTCGCGTGCCGTACTTGTGCGGCTTGGTCGCCATCAGCTTGCGCAGTTTCATCGGCGTCGTCCTCGAAAAAAAGGGGACGGACAGAGGAGGCCCAGCCCGTCCCCAGGCAGCGAGTGCTTAGGCGGTATGAACCGGACCGCCCCAATCGGCGCTGGTCAGATACGCAACCGACTGCGTCCGACCCCGCATCCAGTTGATGATTCGCTCCGCTCGAATCGCAACCGTGTTGGTCTGGAACATGCTGATCAACGATGTTGGGCCGGTCGGCGTGCCCGAGTTGTGCAGCGGTGCATCCGACATTTCGAGCGAAGCCTCGCGGCTGGCATCGATCGCGATTTCACCGTCATCCGCCACGAAGATGTCCGAGGCGTTGACCAGGACAACGATGTTCATTGCCTTGGTGATGTAATCGCTGGCGATCACCGGCATGCCGTTGAGCGAGCCGCCGCTCATGGTCATGCTGCCGAACTCCGGTTGCCCAAGCGGATTGGTCATCATCGCCAACGCCACCGCGTTGTTGGACGACATGATCCATACTCCGCTCGATACCGGATTATTGGCTGCCGCAAACTTGGCATACAGCGACCGGATATCGAGCCGGATGTCGTCGGCATCGTCACCGGACGAGACAACCGTCGCGGCACCGTTGGTAATCGAGGCCGGTGAGATTCCCGCACTCGCGGTCTTTGCTGGATCGATGAAATCAATATCGAGCCGTTCCCGCAACGCCGCCGCCAGACTATCGCGAACGATGAGGTCCGACTTTGGATTGCTGAACCGAATCGACTCATCGGTGAGCGCACAGATGTTGGCGACTTTGGTTGGCGGAAGTGTCGTGCGCGCGAAGTTGAACGAGGTGAGCGGCTTGGCCTTGCCCTCGCCGACCCAATAACCCGCACCGCCGCCGGTCTGCGTGACGATCGGCGTATTAAACATCACCGATCGCAGCGCCGGAACACCGCCGGCACCGAAACGACCGATGATGGTCATCGGGCGCAGATACTCCAGAAAAGCGGCGACCGCAGCGCTTTCCGTGCTGTACAGATTTGCTCCCCAATTGCCACTGATTGTGGTGCCGGCCGGAACGTTGGCTTTGAACTCGCCGACGATTGCGCTGTCCGAGCCATACATTTCCGCAGCGAGGTCGGCGGCGGGGCGGAACACCTTTTGCGAGAGCGCCAGGCATTTGACCTTCTGGGCAAACAGTTGCCCCGGCTCCATCCGCGGCTGCGGCTTGACGATGATCGAGCCGCCGCGCGCCGCCGCACCATCATCGGCCTTCTCGATCTTGGTGACCGCCTTGGCCGCGAATGCTTTCGCCTGCTCGATCTTGCGCAGCCGCACCAAGTCTTTGTCGATCGCCTCGACCTCGCCGGACAGGTTGTCAAACTCCTCCTGCTCGGCCGTGTCCGAGGTGCGATCCTCGTCCAGGCTTTTCTGCATCACGGTTTCCATGCGCGCCGCGCTGGCGGACCGCTTGGACTCGAGCGCAGTGATCTGTTCAGCAATGGTTTTCATGTCAGTCCCCTCCTGGGGCTTCGGTTGAGATAGTCCCAGACCACTGGGGGGGTTGAGATGAACAACACGGTGCAGCTTTGCTTGGCCGACCACGGCCCGCTGCGCAGTGTCGATCGACTTCACGGTGG